CACACGCACTATGTCGGTCCTTACATAGATCACCAGACGCCCGGTGGATGGACCTCAGCCGGGGCCGGATGGTGCTCGGGAGTCGTGCCCCGATTCTCCGCCAGTTCAACGTATATGGCTGAAAACCACCGGGTTGTGCTGATCGCAAAAAATCGCAAACGAAATAATCTTGCGTTTTTTTGAATTGTCATCATTGACGTTTTTGCTCGACACAACCGAGCACCACTAAAAACAGATCCGATTCAACCGGATCGCGATTCACCGCACCGCTTGTTTTCCAGTCCAAATGATTTTTTTCGGGGGGGGTCCGCGTCAATGACGACGGGCGCAACCTGATCGCGAGTCGAGTCGGAATCGCGATTCTGGAAAAGTCGATTTGGTACACTGCGCACGCGAGTTCGGAATTGGACTCGTGCGGGCGCGTTGCCCGTGTTGTTTGAAAATTGCATCTGAAAAAACAGCGGCCCCCGCAGGACCAACCGCAGGGGCCGCCAAACCAACCAACCAAAGGACAAGTATAATGACAAAAGACCCTAAAGCCAAGCTTAACGACATCGAAACCCGCATGCGGCGCTGGCACACCCGGTTAACGCGGGCGTCCAATATGCTGCAAAAGCTGGAAAAACAGCGGCGGCGACTGGTGTCCCCGGTCAGGACAATGGCCGAACGCACCGCCGAACAGAAGGCAACCGGCAAGATGCCACCATTTGTCACGGTGACGCCTGAGCCGTTTGGCGTGGTTGAGCATGTCGCCGAGCAGCTAGACATTCCGCCCTTCCTCAATCGGGCGGATCCGCTGATCGCCGAAAAGATGACGGCAGCCCGCAAAAAGGCAGAGGCAGAAGCCCGCAAGGCCATGCCGCTGACCGGCAAGGCGGCGATTGACTACATCAAGGCCCCACCGAAAAAGCGGAAGGCCTAAACCTCACCCCGCCCGGTATATATACCGGGCGGGGTTTTCGTTTGTCAGTACGCCGCCGTGAGTCGGTCGGGGAATATCGTCGGAGCAGCAACCGCCATGTGGCGATGACGCGATCGCGCGCTGGCCACCATCGTCGTCGGCCGGGATCCGCATGCCGCTGCGCTTACGCCCACCTGCACATGCCCATAGTCAGAATGGCACCACTGCCCACCTTCAAACAGGCCATGGGCTGCGGCAATTCTGGCCGCCGTCGTTTTGTCGGGCAGGTGACAGCGGGCATCAACCCTGCCCCGCCCGGTCTGGCAAACGTCCAAGGCCTTGCCGCACGGGTGCATGCCGCCCGACCAGCACTTGCCCCGTCGGGTGCCGCCCATGAAACGCACGGTCGCGCCGTTCGCCTCAAGGTCATCAATGTAGGCTTGGAAGCGGTAGGCGAATTGAGCGCCGACGCGCGCCGTGGCGCCGGTCTTTTTTGAAACGACCACGCCAGCATTTCCGTTGGCGTCAACCGCTTGACGATGTCGAGCAATAGCCGTCGATGTCGCGAACACGCACGCAAGCATGATCGCAACGACTGTTACGCGCCGTTGCATGTGGGTCATCCTTCATTTGTTGGCAAACAAAAGATTCACCCCGGAGAGAAGCCCCAGCCACCACCCCAATTTATGCCGGCAAACAGATCATCCGGTAGTATCGGGAGCGGGGTCGGCTGGAAACTGAAGGGCATTGTCGAGGGGTCATATTGCTGTGTCGGCGTCGGGCTGACCGGCTGCTGTTGCTGCCACTGCTGCGGCTGTGGTTGCGGTGGCGGCGGGTTGGTCATGGCCGCTCGCGCCGTGTCCGACATCTCGGCAATGCGCCGGGCGAGAATGTCCTGATCCATTTGCTGACTCTGGTTCAACAGGCCGGGGCTGTAGCCGGCAACCGCACCGGCAAGGGCCGCGCCTAAATTGCCGGTCGGTGATGCTTCAAATTCACGCGGCTGTGAGGGCTGGCCGAACTGGTCGGCCGAGCGCGGCGCCTGCGCCAATGTCGGCGGTGCTTGCGAGGGCCGTTGCGGTGGTGCGTCGGATGGGCCGCCGAAGAGCCGCGCCAAGGACGATTGACGCGGTGGTTGATTGAGCGGACCACGCTGGGCCTCATCATACGAAAGCGGATCCAGAACCGGCGCCCGACTTGCTTCCTGTTGCACGGCATTTTCGCGCGTGGCCGCTTCTGCCGGCGTTGCAAAGGGCGGTGTCATGCTGCCGAAGCCGCGCTGCGGTACTAAGGTGTCAAGAAGTCGTGACAGCGTTTGCGGCCCGACATGCAGCGACACCCCGCCTGCATCGGCGCCAGCACTCAGCGAGCCGGCATAGCCCTGCGGCGGGCCGCCGTAATCGGCGCGCGCAATCTGCGCCGGACCAAGATCCTCGCGTCCCGGCCGGGTCGGCGGCAGCGGTACATTATACGGAGAGAGGGGCAGGTCAGGCAGCGTTGACTGCCTTGGCATCATGGACAATGCGGGGGGCGTGCCGGCGATCTCTTGGAACGTCGCCGGCGATGGCGGGTTGGTCGGAGGCGTGTCGGACTTGTAGAGGTCAATCAGCGAGTTTGGTTTACCTCGCATACCTTCAAGCGTTCGTAACGTCTGCTCCGGGGGCGCCATGGTTTCCGGCTTGGCCAATCGGCCGGCCGCCTCCGGGGCAGGCGGCACCGGCCCCGTGGGTGTCCGACCCCTAGCCGCCGGCGCGGGAGGTTTTTGTGCGGCGGTTGATGGAGCCGGTGCCGATCGGGCCGGTGAAGCTGGCCCGATGTCGCGTGTAAGACCCATTGCCTGCTCACCGGATCCGCTTGGGTTGATGATCTGATGCCCGGTGTTCGGGTCGATGTAGGTCGATGCGCCGGTCGTTGCGGCGATCTTGTCGCCAAGCGTCTGTCCGGCCGGCGCGGTCTTGGCGGGAGCACTGCCGGCTTGGGCCGCGCCTTTCGGCGGGACAAACTTGTCGCCCTCCCAGTGTCCGGCTTTCGCGGCATTTTCGCCGGTGGCGTACTGGCTTTGGTTGCTGAAGGTCGGATGATTTGGTTTTTTGAATGTGTCCGGCCAATGCCCGGTTTGCGGATCTGCCGTTACGCCAGCCTTGAACGCGCCGCGCAGGTCATAGTCAGCGCCGCTATCGTTTGGGGCGTTTTTTTGTTTCCAAGCCTGAAACGCCGTCTCTTCGGCCGGTGACAATTTAGTCTCATAGGCGCCTGCCGCTCCCCCTTTAGCCTTTTGCTCTGCCGCCAGCGCGGCGGCGTTTGGACCTGCGGCGCCCGGCCGCTCTCGCGGCGTCGGCACCATGCCGGGAGCATTGGCGAGCACTTGTTGCGGCGCGAGTTCACCCTGCCCCTGACTGCCCCGCTGCCGGTAAAATGGACCCTGCCCCGGCGCGTCAGTTACCAGCGGATTGGCTGTCGATGGTCGCTCCGCATATTGCTGAATTGGCGGCGGTGTTGCGGTGGCACCGCTGATGGCTTTCTGCGCCGGCGCGTCCAGCATTGTAGCGCGCTGTTCTGAGGTTGGCGCCAGCGAAAACGCCTGCTCTTTGGTCGGCGTTGGTGCAGCACCAGATGCAAGCTGAGTGCCGACAGGCACATCGCCCGGCGGTCGCGGCGGGATTGGCACGCGCTCAACCTTGTGGCGCCAGATGTCCATAAACTGTTGCGAGGTCAACTTATCCACGCCACCGGGGAATTGCTTTTTGATGTCGTCGGGGACGTTGCCCCAGATGGCTTTCTTCGCCCACGCCTCGCCCTTCTGCCGGCCTTCGGCAGTATTCGCCATGTTTTGCCAAGCCGGTGCGCCGGGATTGGCCATGTGGTTGGTGATGCCGCCCTCGCCTTGCTGGTTGATGAGATACAATTCGGTCGGATCCGGTGCGCGTCCGAATTGTTGCTGAAACCATTTTGCGCGGTCGGCGTACATCTGTGCGCCGTGCTGCAAATCCTTGCCACCGTAGCGCTTGATTTCATCCGGCCCCATCTGCAACAGGCCGACATAGGATCCGGTGCGCGCGTTTGGATCACCGCCGCTTTCAATCTTGATATAGCGCGGCATGAATTTCGCGAGTTCTGGCGATAATCCCAGCCGTCGCGCAATCTCAATCGGATCCTCTGGGTCGCGAGCCATTACTGTAATCCTTCATTGGCGCCCTGAAGTCGCGCCATCTGTTCAAGGATGCGATCGAACGACGTTTTGCCGGTTGTCATCGATGGCGGCGGTGGATTCGCCATGCGATTCTGTGCCCACTTGCTTTGCAGAAGGCGCCCCTGAATGTCCGGCAGTATCTTGCCCACAGCGCCGGCGGCGACCGTTGCACCAACGTCACCGATCACTGGGCGCAGTGCGCCATAGGTGAGAAACGCCGGCCCGTAACGCTCGCCTGCCCGCGTGAAAGCACGATAGCCGCCGCCCTTGTCCGACCCATAATCCCAACGCCGCGCCAGCATTGCGAGGTCTTGTAGATCCTGCACGTTATTGCCGCCGAGCCGGGCCAGTTCCGCCTTGTCATTTGCCGTCAGATTGTCGATGCGATCAGCCAAGCCGCGCGGGCCGGCAGCGCTGTCGCGATTGAGCGAGGTGCGAAGCATCTCGGTCAGATCTTGCGCGGCGGACTGGCTGCGCGTGATGTCCATGGCGGCGTCGAAGGCTTCGGCCTTCACCCCGGCCGCAACAGCGGTTTTTTTCATGGCCTGCGTGGCCGGGTCATAGACCGTGCCGACATAGCGCGAGTCCATCCTTGGCATATCGCCAAGATCCAAGCGCAGATTGGTGCGCCAGTTTTTGAACTGCTCATAAGTGACAAACGGCAGGGGGCCAGTGGCGCCCTGCATCCGCATGGCCTCCAGATCTTTCAAACGCGGCGCGACCTGCCTGTTCCAGTCGCCACGGTCCATCTGGTTCGCCAGCGCCCGCATAGTGTTGATAGTGTCGCTGACATCGACCGGGTTCTGTGGGCCGATACGCGCCGCCAAGTGCTGCTGTGCCGCCTGACTGGCATCGGCGCCGGCAGCGCGGGCGCGAGCGGCAACATCGACAATCTCCGCGTTCTCTGCGGTGCGCACCGGCAACGCTTGCCTGTTTTCAACCAGTCGCTTGCCGGCATCGACCATGCCGCCGAGCATCAGATCGCTCTGCGCCTGCACGGCTTCGCTCTTCGGCATCATGGTGCGTTCAAGCCGCTGACCTTCCTTGTTCGCAAGAGAACCGAAAGTGACCGGCATCGGGCCTTGCCCCGGCGCCCCTTGACGTTGCGCCGCTGCCGCGACTTCGCCTGCCTGTGTCCCGGCATATTGGACCGGATCGTAGCGACTGAGGATGGAGCGCGGAGCGCCGAGCGCCATCGGTGCGCCCATGCCGGCGGCAAGGCCGCCGATCAGGCGGCCTTTCTCGCCAAACATCTGGCCACCGACTTCACCGCCGACTTCACCGCCAACGACCGGGGCAACGGCATTGCGAATTGCGGAGCCGGCGCCGGCGAGAACGGCTTTGGCAACTGTCGGTGCCTGCGCCACGGCCCTGACGATGCCGGGGCCGGCGGGGATTGCGGCTGTGCCAACGGCCTCGGCAAACCTTTGTCCCGGCGTTGCCGCCTCCAGTGGAACGCCCATGGCATTAAGCGCCGCGTTGCCGGCTTCGGGGAACATCTTTTCACCTCTCGCCTCTTTCTTTTCCCGCAGCGTGCGCATTACTTCCGGCTCAAACGGATTGAGGCCCGCATTGCTGATGGCGGCAGGTATATCCCACGGTGCCGTGACAAGGCGGGTGCCCATGCGCATGATGGCGTTGCCGACTTCCTGCATCAGTGGGTTTTGCACCAGCGGCGCTTCGGTCTTGTCGCTGACCTTGCGATAGGCTTCCGCGACCGTCACAAATTCCGGCGTGCCGGCCTTGTCCTTATTGTCGAGCAGCCAAGTCGCGTAATCGCGGCGCCGTTGCAGGTTTTCGTCCGGCGGCATATCGGACGGGACTGGCGACTCTCCTATGGAGGTGTAGTCGGCCATCAGCGGCGCCTTCCGACAAGCGCGTCGGCACGGTTAAACAGCGCGTCATCATCTGTCGGCTTCTTTGCCGGCGCCGCAGATATTCCGGCGGGCGGCGCCGTGGGTGTCGGCGACGGTGCAGCCTGTGAGGTTGTGGGCGTGGCCTGCACCGCCGCCGCTCCCCGTCGCGTTCCTGATGGCGCTATGTCCGGCGGCGCCCCGGCCGCCGATGTCGATGTCTGGCCGGGCGCCCCGCCATTAAGGTGGCCACCGATCCTGATGAGTTCGGCATCGCCCGGTGTATCGCCGGTTTTGCCATCGAAGATTCCGTTGCCGTAGCGATTGATTTCCTTGTTGTCGAAACGTGGCGGCTGGGTCAGTTCCGGCAAGTGCTGACGCGGGTCGAGGTCACGCTGAAGCAGCGTGTCGTTGGTCTGTTGTGCCAGATTAACCGTGGCCTCAAACGACGATGTCGCCTTGGTGTAGGCCTGCTCAAGCATCTGCTGGCGTTGCTCCGGCGTCAGCCGGCCGCCGCCTTTGACATAGCTAAACAGGCCCTTCAGCCGCAGCGCGGGTGATCCGGCGCCCTTGGCTAGATCCAGTTCGCCCTCGCGCACTGCCGAGCCGGGATCCAAGATCTTGGCCAGTGCGTAGATCATGTGCAGGTCGCCGTAACCGTTGTCGTACTTGGCCGCCCGTTGCATGCCGTTGTAGGCGGTTTCTGTCGTGCGCCAGTCATCCACGGTTTTGCTTTTGCTGAAGTTGGTAGCTTCCTGCTGATCGAAGCCCCGGTTGACCTGTGTGATGCTCATGGGGCTGCCCGGCGCCGTTTGCTGCTGCTTGATCGGCCCCGGATCCGAAGGCTTCCACTTGTATGGCTGTCCGGCCGCCGCTGCCGGTGGTGCCCCCGGCGCCGCCGGCTGCGCTGCTGCGCCGCCGGGCGCGGCCAACCGATTGGTCGGAACGTCTGTAGCCGGCACTGAAGTTGTGCGAACGCTTGGCGCCCCGGACAGGAGTCCCTGATCGGTGCCGGGCAGTACGTTGCCGCCCGGTTGTGCCGGTGCGCCACCGGCGCCGGGTAATGGCGCTGTCGGAATTCCCGTTTGCGTTTCGGCTGGTTTGCTTGTTTGGCCCTTGCCGTAATACTCACGCCGGAGAAGTGCGTTCACCGCTTGCAGCCCCGGATTGTCCTCTTCTTTGTTGAAACCGATGACGATATTGCCACCGAACGGATCCTTGCCGGGCTGATGGATCTTTGGATTGGCGGCGTAATACTTCTGCGCCAAGCTGGCCAACGGCTCTGCCGGCGTCCGACCCTGAAGGATCTCTTGGTTAGCGATTTGCAAATCGTTGGCATTTTTTTCTGGGCTGCCAAAGCCCGGCTGCGTCACGTTGACGGTGCTGCCGATGCCCTGCGGCCTGTAGTTAGATGGGACAAGCGAGGAAATCGGCTTGCCCGTGTAGACATCATTCACCCCGTCGTGCGTCAGGAACGGGATCTGACGGCCGGTGCTGGGGTCCGCAAAAACCACGGTAAAGGGCGCCTTCGCTTCCTTGGTCGGATCCGGCGGTTTGCCGGCGGTCGCGGTGTAGACCTGCGTATAGTCGGCCGTACCCGGCGCCGGTCGGCCGGCCAGCATTTCGGTTTGCCCTTGGCCGTAGAAGAGTCCCTTGACCACAGGCTCGCCACCGAGCGCGCCGGCCATGGTGGAGGCCTGCCCGAAACGGCGCCGCGCATTTAACAACTGCTCTTCCTGCTCCGGCGTCCAGTTGGCGCCAGCCGCACGCTTTGCATCGACCAGCCGGTCCATGTTTGGCTGAAACTCTGCCGCGCTGCGTCTGGCGTCCCACTCTTCCTGTGCCCGCGCCCGCGCTTCTGCACTCTTGCGGATTTCCTCGGCTATATGTGCCGCCTGAAGCTGGCGCTGCGGGCCGGCGGCAAGCGTGTTGGAAATCTTCATCAACTCGTTGCCGATGACGCCGTTGTCGTCAAAATTTAAAACCGGCATAGATCCTCCATCAGCCAAACCCAAACCCGGCGCCGGTGGAGATGCCTCTGCCGGCGATCGATCCCAAGGCGTTGGCAATACCGCCAAGCGGCGATCCTGTAGCCTGATAGCGCAGCGGCTCTACCTGCTTGGAGACGTTGTAAGCGGCAAGATCGCCGCGCCGCAGGTTGCCGGTGAAGTCGATTAACTCGTTGCCGTGCTGGAAGGCGCGGCCGACAGTGTTGGCTAGGCCGAATTGCGAGCCGCCGTAAGACTGAATTCCAGCGAGCGCGGCGATGCGCGCACGGGCGTCAGCCGCAGCTTGCGCCACACGGCCACTGACGCCTTGTTGGAATTCCTGCGATGCGTTGGTCTGGCCCGACAGCAACAGATCGCCGGCTATCGCCTGATCGCTCTGCTTCAGGGTGTCGGACGTTAGTTCATTTGTAAGGCGCGCTTCCTCGGTATGTTGTTGCTCCTTTTGCTGCTCCGGCCCGATCTTTCCCAGCGTCTCCTGTTGCGCGGCAGATGCTCGTTGCCGGTTTTCGACATCCTTTGCCCACGCCTCTTGCGACTGCCGACGCTGATAGGCGACCCATGCAGCATTTGCCTCTTCCTGCTTGTTCATGGCGTCTTGCTGCGCCGAATAGTTCATAAAGCCGGTCGCCAGCGAAGCGATGCCTGCAATGACGCCACCGATCAACGGATCACACATTGCTCACTCACGCCGTATAGCGGCCCCTATCAACGCCCGGCGGGTTCGCCTGTAGGCCCCTGCTGGTGTTGTAATTGTCTACAAACTGGTTAAGCCCGCTGATGCCACCCACCGCGATCGGTGTGAACAGCGCACCAAGCGGATTGAGATTTGGCGTGGCGATCTGACCTTGCTGTACCGAACTGGTTGCGGTGTTGGCGGCGACGGTCGGATCCTCAGTCGCGTACAGTTGCGACATCGCGCTCTGTTTCTGGTTGGCGATCTGATTGCGCAGTTGTGCCGCCTGCTGATCGCCGGCCGCCTTCATGGCGGCGGTATTAACTTCGTTTTCCTTGAACAACTGGGAGGTGGCATCAACGGCTGCCGTTGAGCGCAACAACCCGGCGCGCGACAGATCGGCGGTCAGCTTGTCCCGCGCCCGCTGATACTGGTCTTTGACCTGCGGCAGCGAGTAATTCAGGTATTTGTTCTCGTAGTCCTGATAGAAGGCATCATCAAAGCCGCCGCCCTCAAAAATTGAGTTGATCGCTTCGCTGCCTTGCTTCAGGCGGGCCTGCCGCTGGGCCTCTTTCTGCTTGGCCTCTTCGGCTTGCTGCATCTCAAATTGTAGCTGCGCGTTGTTTGATGATCTTGCTTTTCCGCCCATCACAGCACCTTTCGCATGATGACGCCGATTTCCTCGGCGCCAAATTTCCTGAATAAATTTTTGAGTGTTGGGACGGCCTCGTGACCGCCGGCGATCGGAATGTGCATTGCAACCGCGCCGTCACCTTTTGCCAGATCCATCGCAGCCCAGACCAGCATGCGGCCGACCGGAGTAAATCGATACGCCGAATAGGCGAATATCTCGCCGAGCACCGCGCACTTGTTGTCGGAAAAACTGCCGTCGAGCGAGTAAGAGATGACGCCGACGATGTCACCGCTATGGACCGCGACAATGTGCGGACAGACGCCGTTGCCAATCGCGGCGGTCAGATATTTCGATGTCGCCACCGGGTCACATGGAAACAGTTTGTTGTAGGTCGGGCTTTCCTGTAGCAGCGTCATCGCCAGCGCGGTGATCTGCGGAACGTCCTCGACCGTTGCCAGCCTGATCTGGATTGCCGGGTGCGTTTGTCGCTTGGCGGCGGTGCTCATCTCTGAGCCACCTGTAAAGAATAAAATCTTCGCCGCGTTTGCCGGAGGAACGCATACAGGCTTCGGGGACGGCGCCAAACATTTTGAGCCAGCGGCCAGTATCGGTGCGGCCTGCCAGTGCTCGGCACTCGATCCGGTGAAACCCCAGATCCAGCAGAACCGGGAACATAAAGCGATTGACGTGCTTTGTCATCGTTAACAGCGCCCGGCCCCAGTCGTTTGTGCCGTAAGCAAAGGCGTAGCCGACCCCCGGCCACATCGGCACCAGCCCCCATGTGGTAATTGGCACCTTGTCGCGGCTGACAAACGCCATCAGCGACGTAGCCAAGATCTTTTCGGCCAAAAAGCCGGGATCCTCGCTGATCGCGGTCGCCGACAGTTCGATGCGATCCGGCTCGCGCAGGTTCTCGGTGACGTACTTCAGTGTGTCGAACGTCGCCACTTCGACGCGGATCATCCAGATTCGGCCTTGTCATAGTGCATGATGATGTTTGAGAGAGTGGCCGGCGCCGGATCCCCGGTTGGCGCGGGGGAGCGAAAGCGCAGCGAGATGTGGGTCGAATGACCTTCCATCGGGAAGCGGCCTTGCAGGAATGTCGGGCCTGTCAGCTTGCCAAGATAATCCTCGGCGTCTTGGTTGCTCGGATTGTAGGCGGCATAAACATCCCACTCGCCGTCACAGGCCGAATCGAGGCCGTGGAATGTCTTGAACGTCGCCGGCTCATCACCCGACAGGAACGGGAAAACGATTTCGACCGGACTGTGATCGTGGATGATGCCGGTATCGGTGGCGCCGCCGTAGGAATAAATGTTGTTATTTGTGTCGCGCACGATGACATGCTGGCGATGCGTTGCCGCCGCTACGATCTGGAACTGATCGCCGTTCTCATCGGTCGGGGTGTATTCGGACCACGCCGTAATTTTTGGCCCCGGAAATGCTGACAGGATGTAGACGCGGTCTGGCATGATGACCCAAAAGCGGCCGGTGACGGGTTGCAGGATCGAGATGGCGCGGCTGAAGAAGGATTCGCCATACTGGCGCAGCAATCCCTGAATGGCCGGATCGAGCGGCGAGCCAACATCGGACACCGACGCCGCCAGCGAGGCATTGCGGGCGCGCAGTGAGCGGATGCCGTCAGGCGAGATGTAGAGCACGTCGCCGGATCCATATTGCAGCACCGACTGGTGCGCGATGGTGCCGGCCTGTCGGAGCGTCTGCACATGCTGACTGAGCAGGGGGTCAGGGTCGATCGCCCACAGTTGCGTGGCGGTTTTCGACATGATCGCCAGCTTGTCGTAATAAACCTCCAGCGCGATGCAATCAGTCATGTCGCTGTCCTCAAGCGACAGATCTTGATTGCCGGAGTGTGTACCAGACCAGTCGGCCGGATTGCCGGTCGCGGAGTAGTAAAGAAACGAGCCGGCCACCGCGAACATCTTGTTCTTATAGGTGCGGACAAAAAAGCCCTTGGCGTTTGGGTCGGTTATTGCAGCGCCGTCGTAGTAGCGCTCCACGTTGCCCTCGGTGTCGGTGGTGACGACAACAAATACTTTGTTGTCGAACGTATCGAAGTCGATGACTTCCTCAATATTGCCGGTGTCTAGGCACAACTGGCCCACACCCCAATCGCCGACTGGCTCCACCGTTGACGGCCCGCCCGGCATGAAAACGTAAAGCTTCTGGTTGACTTCAACGAGGCTGCGGCTGGCCGGGTTAACCGTGGCAAATTTCACAAACGCAAAGCGCTTTTCGATTTCGCCGCCCGGCGTGACGTGGCAATTCCGCAAGACACGCAACGTGCCGGCCGGCGCAGTCAGCGGGGAGCGCCGTAGATCTAAGCCGGCGGAAAAGTCGGTGACAGTGTAATACGGCATCGCCGGGCCTCACGGAACGTAATCAATGCCCGGCACAGGCCCGCGTGCCGTGTTGCGCGCAGTATAGTCACCGCCGTAACGGCCTCCCATATTGTAGCTGATGCGCTTATCGGCGCCCTGATTGGCCAAAAGCCTGCGCAAATACTGATTAGCTTTTTGCAGCTTGAGTGCGGCTGCTTCGGCTTTCTGTGTGGCGAGGATTTCAGCCGCCGCGAATAGTACGATCGCCTTGGAGTCGATCACGCAGGTATCGTCATCCGCCACCAGCGGATTGCACGGCGCCTGTCCCTCAAAACGCAATATCCCATCGCTGGACGGCACCGGCAGCAATTCGACCTGCCCGATCGGATTAGTTTTGCCATCGGTGTCCACTGATACCTTGTTGCCCCAGCGCGCCGGACTTCCGACCTGTGCAGTTGTGGGGCTTAGATCAAAGGCGCGCAGGCCGTATTGCAAAGCTTTCCAGTTGTCGTTGCCGCTGGCCGCAAAATAAATGCGGTTGATCTGATCGAACGGCATCGAATTCGGATAGCTGTAAATGCTTTGATTTTTCAGGGCAGGCACATCGACCCAGTAACGCAAGTGCGGCCACTCAAACTGCTCCCATAACTCGCGTTGCTGGCGATCAAGTTGGATGTCTTGCGTCTCCTGAGATTGCACACCCTGCGCCGGCGACAGACTTTGGCCAGTCTCGGCCCGCAGATCCCGGCGCAGGTTAAGCAATGTCACGCCGACAGGCATCACACACCAACTGGCGGACGCGGATGTTTGCCGGGCTTAAAGACAGCCGGGGCGACCGGAGGCTCAAGGCCCTGCCCCTTCACGGCGGCGTCATCGTCATCCTCATCGTCAGGTATCGGGTCTGGCGTCGGCGTCGGATGACCGTTGCCGTTTTCAGCCGGCAAGCCGTCCTGATCGACGCGCGGCTGATTTTCCGGCTCGCCCGGCATAACCATCTCCATGCGCGGATTGCGGCCGGGAAAAACTTTTTCGACTACATGGCCGTATTTGACCAGCAACCGATTCTTTTCCATCCGGTGATTGGCTTCGGTGATCTTGACCGGCTTGATGTCGTGGACGCTTTCGTCCCCGTGCAGCGCGATCAAAATTTGCACCTCCGGCCACGACACCGGGTCACTCTCAAGGAAATCAACGTAGGTGAAGCCCTGACCTGCAAGGTTCACTCGGCAGGTACACAAGTGCATTTGCATCGGTTTTTCCTTTTTGCTGGACCGCCGGCGCCGGGCTTGTCCGAACGGCGCCGGCGGCTCCACTCAGGCAATATCGATCACGAGCGCGGAGTTGAGGCGCCGTGCGCAAAGTTGCCCGGTTGAGGTGATGCCCCGGTAGAGCAGGTATTTGTCCGGGGGCCGTGCCGGCGAGTGCTGGTGACGCCACTCGTCCTGTATCTTGACTAGGTAAATATCCCTATTATCCCACCAGTAGCAGCGTTTCGACTTGCTAATCGGTGCGGAATCGAGGCTCGGATCATAGGTAAAATCCGTGCCCATATAGGAGATCTGTCCTACGCTGACATCCTTGCCGCCCGAATAGCCAGTCATCGAATAGCTGCCGTTTGACCGCAACTCGGTTTCCAGTGCGCCAAGGAAGTCGCTGCCGCAGAGCGCGGTGTTGGGCTTGCCGCCGTACCGGGTCAGTTGCCGATACTCGGATTGCAGCTTGGCGATCAGTACGCCGCCGCCGGTTGCGCTAGAAGCAATCGGCCCGCCGCCCCAAGCACCGAGCGCGGGAGTCGTGCCGACCGCCGTACCCATCGCCGCCGTATAAGCGCGGTTGCGCCACCAAGTATAAGTTGCCCGATCGAGGCCGGCGACGATGCCGGTGCCGGGGGCGTCGGTGACAAGCGCTGCCATTCCGGCCAGCGCCTTCGGGTCGGTCGAGCCGTTGGACCACAGCAGAAGATTGAGCGATTGCGCGTAGCGTTCACTCAAATCCTGCAATGCGTCGTCAAGCAATCCGACAAGCACGGTGACATCGCGCCCGCTGTGCTCGCTTGTGCTTTCGCCGTTTGTATCGACAACGCTGATGCCGTCCACCTTGAGTTCGGAGTGCGTCAGCGTGATGCCGATGTGGTGCTCCTTCCACGGAAAGCGCGCCTGCTTCAAGTTGGCAGGCGTGTAATATTGAACTTGATCGTCAAGCTGATAACCAACCAGCTTGTCGTTGGTGCCCGGCGCTGCTGTGTTGCCGTAATCACCTTTGACGCTGATGACGATGTCGCCCTTGCCTCCGGGGAACGACTTAGCTTTCGACTCCATCATCGCGAGCAGCGGCTTTTCCTGAATCGCCTCTTGGAAAGCCGTGCCTTTATTCATCCAAAAATCGAGCGCGGCCGTTGCTACATGCTCCAGCAACGGAGTGGTAAACGTCGGCATTGACGTGCGCCTTTATGTCAGACGCGCGCCCGATCGATGGCCTGCAAGACTGCGTCTTTCAGGGATTTTGGTTCGGGCGCCGCGCCGTTTGTTCGGCCCGTGCTGCTCGGCTGACGTGATGTCGGCGCTTTCGGAGGGCGCCAACGAGCGCTTAACTCGTTCACACGCTTGTAAGCTTCCTTTGCAATCTCTACCGCGTGTTCCGGTGACTGCGGATTGCCGCGTTCGCGGACCACAGCCCACATCACTTGCTCTAGCAGCGGTTTTTTCACGACATAATCCGGGTCTGACCGCATCGTCGTCTGTTCCCATGCGTTCACAGTGTCGCGCACTGCGACATTGAGATTTTGCTGGGCAGTGCTTTGCACATGCGCGTCGTAAGCTTGCGCCTGCCGCACGCGCTGGCTTTCGGACAATGCGCGGTCCATGCGCTCGCGATGAAACATCGCGGCCGCCGGTGCCGTCATGTGCCCTTCCGCTACCCGTTGCCGCAAATCCTGCGGCAGCGAGATGCCCAGATATTCCTCGGCCAACTGCACATAAGGCCGCACGCCCTCGTAGAACGTCTTGAAGTCGCCACGCCGCATTGCCGCCGCGAGTTCAAGCGTGAGCAGGAAGTCATCCTTGCCGATGTCATTGTCGGCCAGATACTTCTGCACGCTCGCCGCCGCTTGGGCTTGCGGGATGGATCCCCTGAGTTGTTCTAGTTCGGTTTGATGAGTCTGAAGTGCGGCCCGTGCTTCGTTGCGTTGACGCACGAGTTTTTCAACGCGCCGCCTTGCACCGGCCCGGTAGGCAGTAAGTTCGTCTGCCCCCGGATCATCGGACAAGTCGGCGTAGTCGTCAGGCTGTGATGGAGTCGTTCCGGCTTCAGTCGTGGGCGCGGGCGTCACGCCCCCCGCATCGCTCTCTTCCTTCGACTGTGAGGATCGCAGTTCTGGAACTGCCTGCTGCACAGCCTCAAGAAGAGACTCGCGGGAATCGCCCTGTTCTGATTTTGCGCTTGGCGAAGGCGCAGAGGTTTCGCCGGGAGACGGAGTTACCGCCGGTGCTTCAGTTGCCGGTGATGGCGGCGCCGCTGTCTCAGTCGCGGCTGGCGTTGACGGAGCATCGTCGGCCATAGGCCGAGCACCCGATCATAGCCAAACTCCCCTGAAGCGCGGAATGTACGCTGCAAATGGTTTATGACCCGTACCCAACGGATTCGTCGCCATCGTAACCGACGCGCAGTGAGCACGAGCGCTCCAGCATCGCCGCCAGCTTGGCGTCGTGGACGGTGTCGCTCCGCAACTCCCGCATGATCCGCATTGCGGAATGTGCGGATTGACTTCCTTGCTCACTTTGCTCACGCATTTGCGCACTTTTGCGCGCATTTTGCGCACGCACTTTAATGCGTTTCGCATATGCGTCTTGCTGTGGTAGCGGCGGACTTACGGTTTGCCCTGCCGCCGCCCTACCAAGCATGCGGATCAAATTCGGCCGTTCGACATCAAGCATCCTGCCATCGGGCAGGCCACAGCGCTCGATCAGTCTGGCCTCCAACCCTGCCCAGATTTCAGCAGCGCGCGCTTTGCTCATGTCAGCCTCCCGGTCCCGGCATTGCGCCGGCCGCTCCCGGCGGCGGTGCCCCGGTCATCTGGCCGGCCATGTCGGGCGGCCCACCCGGCGGTAACTGTGATGGGCCGGCTTGGTTGCTGGCGCCCTGCGGACCCTGCCCGGCGCCGGCCGGCGCGCCAGCCATGGGCGCCTGTCCTTTTACCATTCCGTTCATGGCGACAATCGACGGCAGTTGCGACTTGAAGGCCTGCGTCAGATCTAGGCGATCGTCGAGCCGACGCAAAAGGTCTTTCGCTAGGTAATTTGGATCGATTCCCGGAATCTGGATCAACAGCGGATAGATGCGTTGAGCGTTGGCGACTTCCTGCGCGGCGTTCGGCCGGCCCATGGATCCTGCCTCGATTTCCAGCAGCACCTCCTGCGCGATGTCCTGCCGCGACATCTCCGGCCACACACAGCCGATGCCGACAATTTTTTCAACGGTCGGCTTTGTCACCTCGGCCAACAAGATCTGGCCGCCATTGCGCGCAAGCTGGGTCAGCAAGTCATTCAGGTCGTCGATGTTTGATCCCATCGATGTCATACGGCTGCCTTCGGCGATCTGTGCCTGCGTGGCGGTGGTGTCCGACGTGCCGCCCAGATTGGCCTCTTGGATCCCGGTGGTGCGAAGGATGTCCTCATAGACTGGGTTAACTTCGTACAAGTTCTGGTCGATGCCCGGCCCGGCAAAAGCCTGCAACAAATTTTTAATGTCCTGATTCGGTTGCAGCGCGTTCAACTCAAGGATGGCGTTCGGCTCTCGTTCCGACAGCTTGACCAGATCATCCTCTTCCATGGCGCCGGCAACCACACCGATAAACGGCCGCGCCGCTTTGCGCTGCTCCTTCAGGCCCTCGCGGCAGCGGTTATATTCCTTCTGCATGTCGCGCATGAGCCGCACGTCGGACGGCGGGAAAATTTCGTTCTCGTGGTCGCTTTCGTTGAAAATCAGCCCGTACCACGGATAGAACCGCTCGTTATAGATTTCGGGGCTGGCCGGCTCGCGTAGAAAATCCTCGTAGCCGTCACATACTTCGTACACGAGGCCATCCTTGCGGCAATAGATCTGCCAGACACAACAGAATTCGCACTCGCGATCGGCCGCCTTGCCGCCCTCGCGCCACTCGTAGCCGGCCATCATCTCGTGCGCCATGCGAACCGGATCCGGCCCCTTCATGTCATTGCGCCTGTAGGCGGTGTAAGCCGTGCCGACATCAACGCCGTAGATTTCCTCGATTTCGTTCGGCGTCAGCATGAATTCCTCGGCGACCCAATCGCTGCCGAGAAAGTTTCGCAACTCGATCGTCTTGGGGTCAGGGATGATGTTGGTGGATAATGGATAGTCGAAGGTCAGGCCTTCGCGCGCCACAAATTGCGACTGTAGCGCCATGTCGTTAATCATCAGCCGCAACTGCTCGGCTTCCTTGCTGTCCTCGGCGGTGATTTCGTCATGCAGGTCGGCGCCCAGCCGCTCCAGTGTAGCCAGCCGCTCATTGGCGTCAGCGATGCCCTTCTCCATATCGGGCCGCTGCTCCATCACCCGCTCAAAGCCCAGCTTGACCCAGCCGACGCCGGTGGTGACGGTACGTCGCACGGTCAGCTTCATCATGTTTTTGAACGGGTGCGGCTGCTCGGCGACGTTATAGGCGTAGAGCAGTTCCAGCGTGCGCCCCAGCTTGTCGAGCATGGCGTTTTCCTGCTTCACGCGCAGCGCGTCTTGCGCAATCGCCATGCCTTGCTGTAACGCGCCCATCGCCGCCGGATTCATCAATCCCATCATTCCAGTCGGCGAGGTCTGTGCCTGCTGCATCAGCATGCCGGCCGACTGCACTAACTGCTCCAGTGAGGTTTGTGATTCATCCCAGACTGTTGCGTTCAAGCGCTCGCGCCGGCGCGCAACGGCCTTCGGGTTCTTCGCGTACAGAAACGCGGTCTTTTGCGCGACCAGCCGCAGCGTCAGGTTGGCGACGTAGCGCGGGTCGGTGTCATCCTTCGACCACTGCTTTCCGAAACAAAAATCCTGATCGTCGCGCATGCGCTTGAAGGCTTTATCCCAATGCGATTTCGCTGCCTTCACGCGGCTCGCCCATGCGTTGACCAGTGCCGAGCGTTGATCCGGCGGCTCCGGCGCCTCGCGCGAGATGTGATCCTTTTTGGCCTCTTCTACGACACCAGTGAGCGGCGATGCCGCGTCGGTCGGTGGAGCCATATCCATGCCAGTGGGGTCATCTATTACCATCCGCTGAGACTCCCTTTGACGCGATCAAGGCCCTCGCGTCGTTTTGTCTGCGCCCACAAGGCGCGGTACGTCCCTTCCTGCACGGTTGGTTTTTCTGGCTTTTGCCGGTTGCGTGGCCGCATTTTCGACAGGCCAAGCCCGATCAATGAAAGCGTATCGACAAAATCATCCTTGGAGCCGTTCGGAAATTTTAGGATCTGGTCCTGCGCCTCGGACCACCAGCGGCACCACGTCGGGAAGTGAACCATCTTCATCGCGCTGCGCGCCTGAATGGCCTGCGCGCGTTGCTGCTTATCGACCGCCGGCGCGATTGGATCCATTGCACAGAACACACGCTTCTCCAGCATGCGTTTGCGCAGGAACGGGCCGATCGATTTGGTGATGCTGCCGGCTTCCGCCCACCAGAATTGCGGTTTGTATTTTTCGATCAGCATGCACATGCCTTCGACGGCGGCATGGCTATCGAGCCTCATCCACACCACGTCTGGCATGACCCAGACGTGATCGGCCTTATCGACGCCGACCACCATCAGGCATGTTTTGTCGCCCTGCTTCTCAAGCGTCACCGCATGATCGGAAGCGGCGTAGAAACGCATTTCCTCGTGTGCCGGCAGGTCGCGCATGCTGTTGTAGCCGACCAGATCCTTGTGCTGGAAAAACGCGCCCTCTTTCGGCGATGGCCGCCCTTGGTAGAGCGCCATGAAGCCGCGTGGATCGGAGGCGCGGATTTCCTCAAGATATTTTTCATCGAAGCGGTCAGGCCACAGCGCCTCGCCCGGTTTGCGGCCGAGCACATCGTCATCCTCGGCCAGCGCCGGCAGATCGATCGAGCGCCAGATCTTTGCTTCCTCGTGGCTGTAGTAAGGATTGAGCGGATCCGTCAGGCGGCCAATCAGGTCATCCTCATTCCATCGCGTCTGAATCATCACGATTGTCCCGTGACGATTCATCAACCGCGTGCGCAAGACCTGCGTGTACCAAGTCCACAGGCCGTCGCGGATGGTGATGCTGTCCGCTTCCTTGCGGTCTTTAATCGGGTCATCCAGCAGGATGGTGTGAGCGCCGCGCCCGGTGATGGCGGACCCACGACCGACGCAAAAGACAACGCCGCCGGCGGTCGTTTCCACGCGGTTGACAGCGGCAGCGCGCTTTTTAATTTCCAGTTCTGGAAACACCTGCCTGTATTGCGGCGTCTCCATGATGTCGCGGATCTTGCGACCCAGATCCCAGCTATAGTGCTCGTTGTACGTTGCAACGATCACCGAGCGGTCGGGGTGACGACCGGCATACCAAGCCGGATACATATTCGACGCCAGCGTGGTCTTGCCGGCGCGCGGCGGTAAAATGATTTTTAGCCGCCGGATTTTGCCTTTTTCGACTTCCTCCAGCCCGACGCAAACGACCTTGTGAAACTTCTGCGGCGAATAAAGCGAGAAGGCCGGGTCATCCGGGTTCTCCGGGTCCGGCATCATTAACTGCGCGAAAGCGATCAGATCGTTGCGGGCTTGCAGGATCGCTTTCTTGCGCTTGAGCAGCACAAGATGACGCGAACTCACTTTTTAATTTGTCCACCCCGGACAAGCCCAAGCGGGGTGGACCCTTTCATCAGTATTTCGGGGCCTTCGGCCTCCCGACTGGGTTAGGATGCTTGGTGACGTGCATCGGCACAGTCCTCTTGCTGACGGTGCCGGTGACTTGCCGCGCCGAATTGCTGATCGGCGTTACCGGCGTCTGCTTGTTGCCGGGGTACGGCGACGTATGGTGCGATGTCGGCCGTACCAAGTGCGACGGCTGTGGCGGTCCTTTGGCCATCAGAATCTCCTTACTCACACCTCAGAACATTATGCTCATCATACAAGCAACGGCAGCATGGCTCCAAGTAGCCTGCCGGAGTGCGGGAGTAAAAGGCGCACCAAGATCAGCAGACACACGAGCGCAAAGACGACCCAAATTATCTGGATCACCTTCGGCGGCAACTGGACGCCCGCGACGGTGCCCAGCACCCAAAGGATCAAATAGATGACCAGCGCGAGCAAGCAGATGTAGATAAGCGCATAGATGACTGCTTCGATCATTGTTTCCTCCTATGTGCCGGTGAGAACATTCCCCAACGGCTTGCCCCTCACCCGCTTCGGCAACTTGCCGCCGGGATCGGCTTTAGAAAATTCCTTGCCGACCTTTTTCGGGATGCCGAGCGTCGATTTGCCGGCGGCGGCGGCGCGCATGGCCTTGCGCTGCGCCTCACTCCTTGGCGGCATATTTCTTTCTCGGTTTCCGCTTGCCCTTTTTTGTCGGCTTACGCTTTGCCTTACCCTTTGCCATTACTTCCTCCTGTGTTGTGGCAGCGCGCACGATTGCGCGCTGCCAGTTGTGAAGTCCTACTTCTTCGGTGCCGGTGTTGGCGGCAGACCTTGCGACGGGCGGGCCGGCGCCGGCGGCAAGCCTTGCGACGGATGCCCCGGCATGGGCGGTAGACCCTGTGACGGATGCGGTGGATGGATCACGATTGGATGTGACGGATAGATCGGCTGGTCCGCCGGTAACTGACCGCCATCGGGCAATTCAATCGGATGCGACGGGATCAATCCCGACCCCGGCGGAATGACGATTGGATGCTCTGGGTGCCCCGGACACCGCTCAATATAGATCGGATGCGCCGGCACAACCGGCGTGCCCGGCGGAATAACGATCGGGTTTTCGGGGTTAGCCGGATTCTGAATGTAGATCGGGTGTGTCGGGATAACCGGCTGTCCCGGTGGCAGGACAATCGGATGCGCTGGTTGTCCGCCACCACCGGGGACACCGTAGCCGGGATCAACCGGCCCAGATCCGCCGACCGGCAAGATCATCGCGAGAAAGGGCTGAGTCATCACATTCTCCTACGTTGTGGTGTTGGTGCTGGATTGCACTGACTGCGGTAGATAGCAGGGATTAGGTAGTTCCCGGTTTTCGGCCCGTTCGGATCAAAGCCGGGATCTGCGGGGCCGGTGCTGACCGCGACCGCCGGATCACACGACGTTCTGCGCACAAGATCGAAGGCCACGGCGACCGGGGGAACCCCCACCAGCGGCACGTTACCCTTGCTCCATTGATCGCAACCCGGCGTCGTGCAGGCCGGCGCCGGCTTGTTGATGCGGACGTGCTTGCGCTTTGCCAGCGCCTCGGTTGCCGGCAACAGCATGACGGCGATGATGGGCGCAACCAGAATTTTTTTCATGCGACTGTTTCCTCTCGTTTTTTTGGTGGAATGATAACAACTTCGACCTCGTCATCAGTCTCAATGCCGAGATCGATCATCAGGCCGCGTGAAATGTCAGCAATGCGCCCGGTATCCTCGTGCGGCCCCCAGTCAGCAGGTTTTGCCCAGAATGACTTACCAGTCGCGGGCGCGCGCACGAGACAGACTGTTCTCAGCAAATCCTCTTTTGATGTTTCGTCGTAGTCCCAGCGCATCGCGATGTAGTGTTCGCCATCGGAGTCGAGCCGCCGCGCCAAGCCGGTGGTGCCGGGCGGCTGCTCATCAAGGAACAGACCGGGTGCCATTGACACATCGTAGATAAAAGCAAGGCCCTCTGAGGGGCTGACGCCCCCGTCATCAGGGCCACCAAACCAAGACACTTTGCCGCAGAGGATTTCACCGAGCATTTTTCATCTTCTCCATGATTTCTTCTGGCTTTTCACGCACGCACAGTCCGCGTGGACCGACACGGATGGCCGCACCTGTGCCTGCGCTGCATGAAGCGATGTGCGGGCGTATGATGATAACTTGTGTGCTCTCTACCCAAACCGGCGAGCCGTCGAGCGATGTCAGCATGACCAGTGCGAGTACGATGGTCGCTTTGTTCATAGCCTTATCATCACGTTGAGGAAGGTTGTCGGCTGCACGTTGGTATGCGCGGCACCGCCGCCGATACTCGTCACCATGCCGTTGGTGCTGTTGACGTTCGGTGCGGTGCTTGAGAACATCGCGCCGCCAGAATTTTCCAGCAGGAATGATTGGATCGCCGCCGGGTCAGTAGACGGAGTGGCGCCACCGGGCGGCTTCCCGGCATCCTGCATTTTAAGTTGATGTTCATGCGCGGGGATTTGCGCCGCACTCAGCGCGACGGCTTCAACGCCATCCGTCTGCCCAACCACATGCGGCGTCAGGCCAGCACCGGCGCCAGCCGCAGCCAAGGCACGACCGAGCACTTTAAGCAGCGCGATCCGCTTGTGTGCCGTCCAGTCAGCGTCGGCGCTGGCGCCGCGACCGCCGGTGACGGGCGCATAGGTCTGGTTGATGTTGGCCCACAGCAGCTTATACAGCGCCTCGCAGTCAGCATTGGCGTGCGTTGCGCCCGACAGATCATCGCCAATGGTGCCGTCGTTCATCAGCAACCAACCGAGCGATGCCACGGTGTTGATCGTAAACTTTACGTCACCAGTGTCCCAGACCGTCGCAACGTCGCCGACTTGCTTGGTGATGGCCTGTTTCACGCGCAAGGGCGTCATGCCCTTGGTGTTGTTGGTGCCGGTTTCCGCCTCTGTCTGCGTGGCGATTGCTTTAATCAACTGCTGGGTGGCAATCTCCTGCGCGGTGCGCAGTGGTGTCATCGCCTTGTCATCGACAGTGCCGGCTTCGGCCTCGGCTTGGGTGGCGACGGTCACGGCGATGGTGCGGTCAACACTCAGATCACCGCCGCCCGTCGCCAACCCCGAAGTGCTGATGAGCCGGATGTTCGGCACCATGACGGCAAACGTCGCGCTGATGTTCGACCACGAGCCGTTTTGCCTCGCAAAAATATTCCCATCTACAGGCGCTTCGGCAAGGCCGGTGCCCTTGTTATCAACGTACTGCTTGGTCGCTGCTTCAAGGCTGCCAGTCGGATTGCTTGCCAGCGTGAGCGGCCCGGTCAGCGTGCCTCCCGCCAATGGCAGATAGTTGGCGGCAATATTGTCGTCAGCCGCCGCAAAAGCCACGGTGACGGCGGCGATTGCTTGGTCGCTATATTGCTTGGTAACGGCCTCCAGATCACCGACCGGATCGCGCCACAGCACGAGCGGCCCGGCCATGGTGTCGCCAGCGCGTGCAACCTTGCCGGTGGTTTCGCCGCTGATGTAGTCGCGGGTGGCGGTGTCGTCAGAATATTTTTCCCAATCGACTGGATTAAATGCGGCAGGGAAATTGAGGTTTGCCTTGGCGCGATACAGCGTACCGGCATTGACGACAAAATCCCCGGCAGCGTACACCGCGCGCGCGTCAAAAATTCGCACCGCCAGCAACGACAGCGGAGAGCCGATCGATGCGGATGCGGAGTCGCCCACGGCAACCTGCCGATTAGCCGTGTTGACGGAGAGTTCTCCCGGCTCCAGTTGACTAAACACAACTGACGGGTTCGACGTGCGCCTGTGCCGATAGTGCGAAGTCATGGCTCAATCACTCCTCAATCACGAGTAGGGCGCAGTCAGCCGCCTTTCATTTTTTTGCTTAGGAAGTCACCAATCGTCAGCGGCGGCTGTCCTTCCAGCGAGCGCAAACGGTTCTCATGGTCGTACAGCACCACATCTTCCGGTGCCGGTTCTGGCGGCACCGGCGCTGGCGGCACATAAGGATCGGGCACACCGCCGTCGGCGAGCCATTGCTCGTACTCGGCGCGATCACGGTTGGCTGGATCATCGGGAATTGACGCGCCATCCTCGGTACGGATGACAACATCGGTGGCGGTGAGTTGATAGTCTGCCATCACAGCCTCGCATCGAGTGTCAAGCCGGTAAGAGCTACTTGCGTTGCACCCGCGCCCGGTACGGTCCAACCTGCATTAAGGTATTGAGTCCCAATGGAGGTAAGGACGAATGAACTGGCGTTTACATAGGCCGCCCCAAGTGCCGTGACCGTGGGAGGTGCGCGCATCTTTGAGAAGAAAACAGGTGTATTCCATTGACTTGGCCCCGTCAGACAACCCCAAAATGTCATAGTCCCTATCGACTGATAATATCGCTGACACAACACCAGTTCCTGATCGTAAGGCCGCATGATGAACGGCGAACGCGCGGCGCTTGGTGCTTCATTGCCGGGAAGCACGACGACGCCGGTGATGCGGAACAGGTCGCTCATCGCGCCGACGCCGTTCACCTGACCCGGTGCAGCGATGTAGTTGCCAGCGAGCCATGCATTAGCTGATGGTGCTGTGAAGGTCGCGCCGCTAGCTATTGCAAAATGAACAGAGAGGCCGACTGTATTGTCGGTGGCCCAAGCACCTGTCGTATCGCCGGGAATAGTAACAGTGTTGTACTGCGGAACGTCAGCAGCGGCTTGCGTATAGGTGAAGGCGTAAGATCGTGTGCCGCCAACATTGCCGACAACGCCACTATAAAGGCCGGTTCGGTGATGCGCTGTCCAGAAGCCAATAGTGATCGGCTGTGCGTTTGCAGTGCCCCACTGTAGTCGTGCAATACGAAAGCCTTCGATTTGGGTCATGACTTGCACAAAGTCGCCAGCGCCTAGCGATGCCTGCGCGGTTCCCATGCTTGTGATGAGGTTATAAGGAAAGCCGGGAAATACGGTTGATGCGGCAGCGGCTACACCGACCGACATTGTACCGGCCCAATAAAATTTCCAGCCATCGCAAATGTAACTTCCGTTCGCGCCCGTACCAGCCGTGCCTTTCTCCTGACTGACCTCCATCGCACCATTAATCTGTAAGCCGCTATAGGCCATCGCATCAAACGGTGCAGCGTAAATGTTCTGCCGTGCTTGTTGTTGCTGCGGCGCTGTCAGCGTTTGTACGGTGTCGTATAGCACGGCCATGCCGCCGCCAGTTGCACCGCCTATCGTCGTCCACTTCTCGCCGTCCCATGTGTAGGTAGGAACGCCAGCGACAGGTGATGCCGGATATTTCTGGCCGATGCTAGGTGATGCAGGAAAGTCAAATGCTGCCATATCAATCATCCTTTCCGCGTCGATCAATCCAGCCGGTTGTACTGATGTAAAAATTACCGGTGGTGCTGCCTCGGACGCCAACTTGTTGACTGGTGTTTGTCAGCACACGACAGGTCGCGGGTCCGGTGTATGGCGATGCCGCAGGGGCAGATGCGGTAACGCCGCCGCCGCCATTCGCCGCAGCTGCTTCATCAAGCTGCAAGGGTGAGGTGACGAGGGCACTGACCGTCGCAGAGGGACCGGCAACAAGAAAATTAAAACACGCCTCGACGTTCACGCCGGATGGCACAGTGAGTGTGACAAAATTGCGTGAGGATGAATTAAGCGCGACGTTGTTTGCGTCGAAAAAAGCACCCGCTGTCCAGAGAAAATTATCACCAACCTGACTAAACTTGGTCCATTGCCCACCAGCCGCAATACGCATCGCACCAATGCGGCGCTTGAGTGTGTAGCTGGCTGGCATGGTCGGCGCGGTTGGCGAGAGCGACACCAAAACATCAACAACGCCGGTGTCGGTGCGCTTGATAAGGAAAACGTGATACCAAGTCGCGGTCACAACCGTGCCGGTGTCGAGCGCACCATTGCCAGAACCAGCCACCCACGCCCCCGATGTTTTGCTGATGGCGGCTGCGAGTGCAATCGTTGCCGTGTTGCCGTCATCAGTCGCTTGTCCTGCGGCAACTGAAAATGTCGTCGAGCTTCCGGCGGTCGAAAGCGCCAGCCCTGCAAGGTGGCTCCTTGTTACAAACACACTGGTGTCAGGCTGTGGACAGGCGATGACCCACTGCGTCGAGTTGCCGTCATTGTAGCGGACGTAAAGCAGACCAGTGTCGCTCTCCCACCACAGAGAGCCATCCTTTGCGCCAACGGGCGGTGATGCTGCGACAAACAATGAAGCGCCGGCGGCATCGACGTACTGCTTCGTCGCCGCGCCGAGGACGTTCGACGGATCGGCATTGAGGATCAGCGGCCCGGTCATCGTGTCGCCAGCCTTGGCGACCTTGAGCGCGTCCTGCGTATCGACGTAGGTCTTGTCAGCCTTCAGCGCGTCGGCGGAATCGACATAAGTTTTGTCGGCCTTCAGCGCGTCGGCACTATCGACGTAAGTCTTGTCGGCCTTGAGCGCGTTTGCGCTGGCGAGCGCGGCGTCGGCGGCATCGACGTAAGTGATCGCCGCCTTCTCGGCATCGACCTCGGCAATCGCTGCCTGTACGTTGGTCGCCGAGACGTTGCCGCCCGGCGCAAACCCAACCATGGCGGCAGTCGATGACGACCCAATCTCGCTCCAGTTTGATGCGTTGAAGGTGCCCGGCGGGATCGAACCGTTGGCTTTATAGATCTTGCCGTTCTGGACGACGATGTCGTTAAGGACGTAGGCCCCGGTGGCGTCGAAGAAGCGCACGCCGATGAGTTGTTTCGGCTGGCCGAGCGTGCCAGCGGCAGCATCACCGACCGCAATCTGTCTCTGCGCGGTGTTGACGACAATCTCGCCGGGTTCAACCGGCGACGGGAATGGCGTTGCGGCAAGCGGAGTGCGTCGGTGGCGATAACGCGATGTCATGGGCAATCACTCCTGCGGCTTTGCTGGATCCTTCTGTAGTGGAGCGGGTGGCGGCGGGTTGTTGGCGTCGTAGTCCTGCTTGATGCGGACGGCGCGGTTGATGCCGCGCAATCCGAGCGCATAGCTGCGCACGACGTTGTCGGGCGTTTCTGGCGGCAACCCTAAAGTCACCGCCAGCTTGGAGTGGTTGCGCGTCGTCGGGTGCCGCAAGAGCAGCGGCTTAATTTCAATCACTTTTTTCCGCCGGGGGTGTGCCGACCTTGTCGCCACCCGGCGCGCTTTCAGGATTTGGTGCCGGCGACGGCCCCTTTGGGGTGGCCATCGGATCCGGCTCGTTGCTCGCCGGCGGCTTCGGTGGCGCTGCCGGTTTCTTGTCGTCGTCTCTTGCCATTTTCTTTCTCCTTTTCGGTTTACCCCGCGAAGTCGGTAGGATCCGCGCCAGCCGCGACGGCCGTTTTTTGCTTTTGGTTTTTCGCTTCGGGCGCTGCGGCATTACCTTCTCGATCTACTGGAGCGCGCCGCCGGATCAGTGAACGAGAAAACAATCTCGTTGCTCATCTGGCCGGCACCATCGCGCACGGCCACCGGGCAGTCGGCCGGCACCACAAACAACGACGGCTTGACGCCGGTTGAAACCTGCGCGGCCGAGACAAAGGTGGTCGGCTCGTCGTAGCCGTTGAATACGATCACGCAATCGGGTGTGAAGTTCTCGCCCATCACGCTCATGGTGATGTCGGCGGGATCGCCGGCGGGCGCGGTGTTGGGCGACAGGCCAGTGACAAGCGGCGGGTCGAGCGGAACAAACGGCTCCGGCGGTTTTACAACCGGCTCGCCATCGATCAGCACGGATCCGGGGATGTCGGTGGTGACGACGATCTTGGCCGGGCCGGTCACTTCGGCAACCGAGCCGTCTTTCACTTCAATGGTCACGCCCATGATTTTTTCTCCTAGTAGGTTCCTGCGTCGATGATGGCGAGTGAAACCCAGCCGGCGTCCTGCCGGGCGAATGGCTGACCTGTTACTGGCGCTTCCTCGATTCCTGAGGCGCCGCCGCCTGACGGGCTTTCCGACCAGCCGCCGTTGCGTCTGGAATAAAATTTTGAGTCAAACGGCGCCTCTTCGATGCCGCCGCCGCCACCGCCGCCGCCAAGCACAAAGCGCGTCGGCAGAACTTTCTGCGCCTGCTCGCTGTTTTTGGTGACAATGCCGTCGCCTACTTCCGGCGGGGTTTCGACCGGCACCCAGAGCGCAACGCGAAGAGCCTGTGTCATGGCACGGCCTCCGGCTCAAACCAGACCGCCCACAGATGCGCGTCGGCCGGTGGCACCACCGACAGATGCAGCGCGGACCCGGAAGCGGAGAAATCGGCGCCCGGCTCCTGCAAGGCGCCGTCGAGCGACACCAGCAGTTCGGGCGAAGAGCCGACATTGGCGGGAACGGTTGCAGAACTGGCGTTGACATAAGTCAATGAAAAATCCTGCGTGCTGCCGTCCGGCACCAGCGGCAGCATTTTCCAGACCTTGACGATGGCCGTTGACGGCGCCGGCGGGACCAACAGATCCCACTGCACCATCGATGTTGCGGTGAGCGGCGTGCTGATGTGCAGCGTGTCGGTGCCGACATCGATGCTGTAGTCCAGACCGGGAACGAGCCGCACGCCGTTGACATGCACCATGGATGGAAAGTCGCCGACATCCGGCGTCTGCCCAACGGTGTCGGGACCGGAAAAATCCTGCTGTCCGGCGGTCGCCTCGTAGACGTAGCTGGCGTGGAACGACGACACCTGTGCAACGGAAGTTTTCCAAGCGCTGCCGTTCCACACCATGACCTGATGTGACGTGGTGTCGTAGTAGATCGAGCCGGGCGGAATCGGATTGGGCGCGACCTGCCCGGTTGCCGGATTCTGTTCGCCGGGCAACGGGCCGGCCGGCCACGGCCCCAGAAAGAACTGCCCGGCGGCGCCGACCAGATTGTAGGCTTGCAGCGCCCACCACTTCGCCGACCACAGGCCGGCCATGCCGCCCTCGACCGGCTGGTAGAACAGCCCGTTGGGAAACTTCGATGCTTCAATGAAGTCGGGCGCGTGCGCGGCGTCAACCACCGGGCCGGCGAGATATTCCGCCCACTGCAACGCCTCATCCTTGGCGGCGATGGCGTTGTCGGCCTGCGCGCGCGAATAGTTCGCCCAGTTTTCCGAATCGGTGGCGTAGATGTCGGCAACCTCGGCGGCCTTGTTGTTGGCCCTTGCGCCGGATTCGACCTTCAGGCGCAGCGCTTCGATGCCGGAGGTGATCTGCTTGGCGACGTTGACGGCGGCCTCGGCATCCTTGGCGTAGAGCGCGGCGTTGCGCTCGGCGTTCTGCGTCTCGCTGATGCCGGCATTGATGGCGGCGCGCACCGGCTCGACAACCTGCTGGAGATTGTTCACCACCTCGCTAAACAGGCCGGTATCCAGTTGCTCCCGGCCGATTGAGGCATTGCGCAGCTTGCCGTCATCACGGCGCAGTTCGGCGAGCGCGTCCTGCGTGGTGCGGATCGCCTCGGCCAATTCCATGAACATGGCGTCAAGCCGGTCGCCGGGGTGCGGCTCGCGCGGGCGCGTCTTGCTCCAGTCGGTAAAGCTGAATAAGCGCTCTGGGCGCTTGACCGTCGTCACGGTGCTAAATGGGCTTCCAACCTTAGCGCGGGAAGCCACCGCGCGGCGCTGCCGGCGCGTGACGAGCAGGTCTTTTCAATACACCCGCTGTTTCAAAACGGGAAGGTAAAAATGGCAAGGGATTTTACGCCGGCGCGGATTATGATTATAATAATGAGTGGATCATCGTTAACCATGGGGCTTGTCTGAGATGCCGAAGCTATTTCCAGTGCTCATCGAAATTGAACAGTCACAGGTCGGCAAGGTGATGCTGGCGCTCAACAAAATGCCGGGGGTCGCCAAGATCGGCCTTGAGATGGACCGCCGCAAGCCAAAGCCAAACGGCGA